ATACCTAATAAAAAACTTACCATAATAGGAGTAAGCACCACATAACGCCTTAGATTGGCTTGTAAGGCGTTATCTAGTGTTTATTAGTAGGTAACTATAGGTTAGCCGTAAAATGGCTTAAAACGGCTCTAACGAGCCAAATTGATTATATGAGGTTTATTATGGAATTACAATACAATGCCGATTGGCAAACTAAAGCACGCGGTTCTAATGATAGCGAATATCAGCTATACTTAGAATTAGCAGACAATGGTGAGGGTTTAGATATTACTACTGGTAAACCCTTAAAAACCTATGACGAATGGATTAACAGTTAATACAAGGGGTTTATTATGAATTATTCAGCAGAGCGCTATTTGGCGTTAAAACAGTTTGAACGGGAGCAGAAACGCGATAGGATACGCGCAGTGCTTTGGAATGTGTCAATCACTAGCATTTATGCTATGGTTGTTATTCAAGTGATGAGAGGGTTTATATTATGACGTATTCAGAGTACAGAAAGAAGCTAAGAATGCTATCAGCTAAGTACAACGAATCCTACAAGAAATACGGTTGGGGTGCTGATACGACTAGAAAGCTAAGACAGCAGAAAATAGACTTGAGGGCTAAGTACGCGGTACATAGTTTTGACTATGCGGTTGAGACTTTAACCAGTAAGGGGGTGCTATAATGTTATATACAATATGGGTTGGCGGTGTAGAGGTAAACTCTCACCTAGTAAGCAGAGAAGAAGCCTACAGGATAGCTAGTAACTGGCGTAATGAAGGCTATGAAGATGTTATAGTAGAGAGGTATAAGCCCTATGCATAACGTTCTTGTTAGACTTTGGCGTATATGGGCTAAAGCACTAGGAGACAAATCAGGTTCTAGTGACCGCGAAGCTGATTACATTGCCATTGTGCGTAGTGTAATTGTAGGGTTGAACTTTATTACCTGTTTATTTATTATTGCAGGTGTAATACATAATTGGTAGGAGGAGATATGTTGAAAAAGTTTATACAAGGATTTGCATTGGGCTACATAGGTATGCTAGGATACATCTGGTTAACTAATTTTATCGGAGGTTAAGACAATGAGTAAAGACTATAGAGAGCAGAGTCAGCTTGAAGATGAGGCTGATGAAAAGTATTTAACAATGTACCAGTACTATAAACAGCTTACAGACTACGAGAGGGGCGAATATGACGCTTTACACTCGTACCCCTTTGACGAGTCAGAGGAAAGCAATAAAGACTATACAGAGGGTTATAGGACTGGTTATGAATACGCACAACAAATGGGAGCAAATAGCAATGAGTAGGTATGAAGACGATAGCAGTTACGATTACAGTGATTACTGTGAGGGCAAGGGGTACTATGAGAGTTACGTAGAGAAACCCTTTGATGAAGATGAACAGGCTTTAAAACGATTTAAGGAAAGAGAGGAAGCCAAGTTATACCCGCCAATAGGAAAGCAGGAAATGCAGGAACGTATTAAGGAAGTTAAAACTAGACTAGGAGCAAAGTACTATGATTAGTGCGAAGATATTTAATAGGTTGTTTACAGTGGAACTGAGAAACGGTGTAGGCTTGGACTTAGAGTTTGTTGACAGTAAACCAGTGTGGACTTACAATCACTTGACTGAAGAGCAGGGAGCAATGCCCTTTGAGGGCGTTGTGTTACTAGTTCCGTTTATGTCAATAACCTATGGTAGACCATACAAGGAGATTGAAGAGTGAGTAGATGTAAAGCCTGTGACGTTATATTAACTGAGGCTGAACTGAGGAAGCGTGACAGAGTGACAGACGAGTACCTAGATTTATGTACAGTTTGTCATTCTGTATCAGATGAGGCAATAGAAGATAACTGGTCAACAGCTGAGGAACGTGATATAATTAGGAGTAATAATTAGTTTTCCTACATTACCAGTACCTAATTCAAATTGACTATATAGGAGTTGCAAACGGAAAACAAACGTGATATAATATTCTTAGGTACTTTAGTTTATAACCTTTAAAGATATATTCTAAAGTATCCTAAGGTAATCTTTAATTAATTATATGAAGGTAAATTACTATGGCAGTATTAGAAGGAAACGTAGCGTTCGCTAACCTTGACGAACATGAAGAATATCAGGGTCAATCAACGGGCAAGTATTCACTAGTCCTATCGCTAGAACCTGCTGATGCAGATAAACTAGCCAATCAGGGTGTCAAACTACGCGAGTACGAAGGAACGGCACAGCGTAAGTTCAGCACTAAATATGAAGTACCTATTTACGATGCAGATGGTAACGACTTTAGTGGTCGTCTGACGCGGGGTTCTAAGGTACGAGTACAATACGCTGAGGGCAAGCCTCACCCTGTACATGGAACGTCAACCTACTTGTCAAAGGTAAAGGTATTAGAGTTAGCAGAACCATCTGACGGTGGCGGTGATTTCTAATGTCAAATGACTCTCACTTTGTTAGACATGAGCCATGCCCTTCGTGTGGCTCTAAGAATAACTTAGCGAGGTACTCCGATGGGCATGCCGTCTGTTTTACAGGCGGTTGCTCACACTACGAGAGAGCCACAGGCGAAGTTATAGAGAGTAAACCAAAGACTAATAGGAAACTGGAAATGACTGGAGTAGTAGCATCAATACCCGATAGACGTATCTCAGAGGCGACCTGTAAGAAGTTTGGGGTTACTGTTGAGTACGACACAGAGGGTAAGATAAGCAAGCACCACTACCCATACTATGACAAGGACACAGGCGCACAGACAGGGACTAAGTCTCGCATTGTCGATAGCAAAGGATTCTATGCAAGCGGTACATTCGACAACGTGGGGCTGTTTGGTCAGCAAGCGTTTAAAGGTGGTGGTAAATACATAACAGTAGTAGAGGGAGAAGCTGATGCCCTAGCGGTATCGGAAATGTTTGACGGTAAGTGGGCGGTAGTATCAATACGTTCAGGAGCGTCAGGCGCAGTCAAGGACATCAAGCAGAACTTGGAATGGCTTGAGACATTTGAGAACGTGGTCATTTGTTTTGACAACGACAAAGCAGGTCAGGAAGCATCTCGTGCGGTGTTGGATTTGTTTACACCGAACAAGGCGAAGAATGTAAAGTTATCCGCAAAGGATGCAGGAGAAATGCTCAAAGAGCGTAACGTACAGGGATTCATCAAGGAATGGTGGAATGCTAAGACCTATCAACCAGACGGTATCATTGCAGGACTTGATACTTGGGAATCAATCGTAGCGCAGGAAGATGTACAGTCTATACCGTATCCGTGGGCTTGTCTCAATGATATGACGTATGGATTCAGGGAGCGTGAACTAGTAACAATAACCAGTGGTTCTGGTATGGGTAAGTCTCAGATTGTCAGAGAGTTGGAACACTACTTACTAGGTGCGACTGACGACAACATTGGCATACTTGCACTGGAAGAAGACATACCCAAGACTGCTCTAGGGATTATGAGCATCGAGGCAAACCAGACTCTACATCTGAGCCGAGAGTTTAGCAGGGAAGATAAGAAGATATTTTGGGACAGAACTTTGGGTACAGGTCGTATCTTTATGTTTGACCATTGGGGTTCAACCAATGAGGATAACTTACTAAGTCGAATTAGGTATATGGCGAAAGGTCTTGATTGTAAATGGATTATTCTTGACCACTTGAGTATCGTTGTGTCAGACCAAGAAGTTAATGATGAACGTAAAGCCATCGACAGTATAATGACCAAGCTACGTCAGTTGGTTCAGGAGACTGGTGTTGGTTTATTCTTGGTGTCGCATTTACGCAGACCGTCAGGGAAGGCACATGAAGATGGTGGGCAGATTAGTTTGGCAGAGTTACGAGGTTCTGCATCTATAGCACAGCTATCTGATATGGTGATTGGTTTGGAACGAGACCAACAAAACGCTGACCCACAGGTACGGAATACCACTACGGTCAGGGTACTCAAGAACCGTTATGCGGGGCTTACGGGTGCTACTTGTTACTTGTACTATGATAAAGATACTGGTCGTATGATTGAGACTACGTGTCCTGTTAATGACGAGAATCAGGAGTTCTAAGTGAAGCAAGTTGTATTTGATATAGAAGCCAACGGACTGAAGCCTACTAAGGTTTGGGTAATCGTGGCTTGCGACCTAGCTAACCGTGAGACTATTGTATTCTCAGGTGATACGTTGCAGGACTTCAATGCCTATATCAAAGATGCCGAGGTAATTGGACATAACATTATTGGTTACGACATACCAGTATTGGAACGTCTACTCGGTACGGACTTCAGCAGTTGTAAAGTAACTGACACATTAGTGTTATCACGACTCACTGACCCATCACGGGAAGGTGGTCATTCATTAGATAATTGGGGACAGCGTTTAGGTTTCCCGAAAGGAGAACACAATGATTGGGATACATTTTCTCAGGATATGGTGGACTACTGTAAGCAAGATGTACTGGTTAATGTCAAAGTGTACGATGCATTACAAGGCGTACTTTCTGGCTTTGGAAGCGAAAGCATTAGCCTCGAGCATCGAGTACAAAGCATTATTACAAAGCAGACGGAGAACGGTTGGCTCTTAGACCAAGAGAAAGCCTTTGTCCTGTTGGCTGAACTCAAGGAACGTAAGTTTGATTTGGAAGATAAGGTACAGCAAACATTCAAACCTTTGCCTACATTTATCAGAACAATCAAACCTAAGTTCAAGAAGGACAATAGCCTGTCGGTAGTTGGCTTGAAGTTCTTAGGCGACCAATGGGTAACTGTTGGTGGTGAGTTTAGTAGACTGGACTATCCTGAGTTTAACTTAGGTTCGAGACAGCAGATAGGTCGATACTTACAATACTTTGGTTGGAAGCCTGAGAAGTTTACAGACAAGGGTCAAGCCATTGTTGATGAGTCGGTACTATCTAAGGTAACTGATATACCTGAAGCTAATATGATTGCTGAATACCTAATGGTTCAGAAGCGTATTGCTCAGATACAATCATGGTTAGACGCTGTTGAGGACGATGGTAGGGTACATGGTTACGTTAACTCTAACGGTGCTGTAACGGGACGTATGACACACTCTAGTCCTAACATGGCACAAGTACCGAGTTCAAACGCACCGTACGGTAAAGACTGTAGAGCCTGTTGGACTTCACCCAAAGGCTACAAGGTTGTCGGTATGGATGCATCAGGGCTTGAGTTGCGTATGCTTGCACACTACATGAACGATGAGGCATATACAAATGAAATACTCACTGGAGACATTCATACAGCAAATCAGCTTGCTAGCGGTGTTGACACAAGAAGTCAAGCAAAGACTTTCATATATGCGTTCCTGTATGGAGCAGGAGACGCTAAAATCGGAAGTATCGTTGGTGGAACTGCTAGAGATGGTAGACGACTTAAGGAGAAATTCCTCAGCAACACGCCATCTCTTAGAAGCCTACGAGAGAGAGTTGGTGTATCAGCTTCAAGAGGCTACGTTTTTGGACTTGATAGGAGACGAGTCTACGTACGCTCAGAACACTCGGCACTAAACACTTTGCTACAATCGGCAGGTGCTATCGTTATGAAGAAGGCATTATGTTTGCTAGACGAATACGCTAGTGCTTGGAACATTGACTACAAATTTATAGGTAACATACATGATGAAATTCAAACAGAAGTTAGAGAAGATGAAGCAGATGTTTTTGGTAGGCTTGCAGTCTCTTGCATTGAAGCCTCAGGTACTTATTACAAACTTAATTGCCCTCTTGCGGGAGAGTATCAAGTCGGTGACAACTGGTCGGAAACCCACTAAGCGTTGTATATCCTGTGGTGTTAAACTTAAGGAAGGTGTGAACTGGTGGAAATCCTTTGTAGGTAAGAACCACTATAAATGTATGGACTGTTACGCGATACGTAGAGAAGAGAACAGACGCAAACAAAAGGTAATAAAAAATGAAAATACCAAAACTAAGTAGACTTGAATTTATTTTTGATTGGTATCTCGCTAGTTGTGCAGTGTGGGACGGATATAAAGGATGGGCTTTTTCTATAATGTCCAACGCTTACGGATGTATACCTTACGGTAGTGGATACAGGGCTTTCTTTGCTATTCAGGTTTCAGTGGAGGACTCATGGGAGGATTTAGAAGGAAATTACTTAAATCATTATTCTATTGAATTATATTTGCTCTGGCTACCTAAACCCATTATAAGTGATTTTGATAAGGCTTATATACCCGCAGAAAATTTGGTGGGTAAGAATTTTATACACGCTATATGGGAATTAATAAAGTGGAGACGTATAGAAAAAAAGGAGGCTAAGAATGTCGTATAATCTGGCTAGGTTTGAACTAAGTAATATAGTAGAGGAGGGTGTTGAGGATTATTATCACAGTATATTTACTATCTCTGCTGATTTACTAGGCAAATCCGAAGACGGTGTATATATGGACGATTGCACATACTCAGATGAGGACGGAGGTTATTGGGTTGACCACCATTATCTTTTCGGCTTAAAGTTTAAGGCATGGAAAAACCCTAATCATTGGAGCGTTTATCTTAGGGTAGCTTTGTTTGGTAAATATTTTAGCTATAACTATTCGACATTTAAGGAATATAATTATGAAGCCAAGTAAAGCAGATAGGAAGAAGTTTGACCTCGACTTGCAGTACGGAGAAGTTCGAGAGGAACGAGTCGCTGAGATGCTACAGGACAAGAAGATAGAAGTTAAGTCCGAGAAGGATTTATGGCAAAAGACTGGTAACATCTGCATTGAGTACGAGTCTTGGGGTAAGCCATCTGGTATTGAAGCTACTGAGTCAGACTACTGGTTTCACAACCTTTGCATTGGTGACGATGAGTATTGTACACTAGTATTCAAGACACCAGTACTGAAGAAGATTGTGAACAAGCTAGACAAGTTCAGAACGGTGTCGGGTGGAGACCATAACGCAAGCCGTATGTACTTGGTCAACTTACAAAAGCTATTCTCAAGTGATGTCATTAAGGCATTCAAGGATATGGAAGATGAGTAAAACTATACACACATTAGTAGATGATATATACCGACTAATGGAGACGAAAGAGGCAGATGAATCCGTAGATGTAGAAGCGGAGATTGATAAGTTTGGTGAAGCCGTCAAAGACCTTATGCGTACAGAGTTCGCTAGGGACAGGAAGAGAGACGGTAGGACTTTGCGCCTGTCAAACATTGGTCGGGACGATAGATACCTATGGAACGTAGCGAACGGTACTGAGGTTGGCGATAAGATTAAACCCCATACCTACGTTAAGTTCATGTACGGACATTTGATTGAGGAGATGTTGTTGTTCCTTACCCGTATGTCTGGACACAAGGTAACTGACGAACAGAAGGTATGCGAAGTACAGGGCATCAAGGGACACATGGACTGTAGTATTGACGATGTAGTGATTGACGTTAAGTCCGCTAGTTCCTATGCCTTTAAGAAGTTCAAGGATGGTTCACTGGCTATGGATGATTCCTTTGGTTACGTTGACCAGATTAAAGCCTACGCTCATGCCTGCGGTAAACGTGAGTTCGGTTGGTTAGCTATGGACAAAGCCAATGGACATCTAACGGTACTTAAGTACGACCTAGATGATACCCAAGCACCAGTACATAAAGAGATAGATGGGGACATTGAGGAGCGTATAATACACGTTAAGGAGATGGTTAAAGGTGATGAGCCTGAAGGCTACTGTCAAGACCCTGTGCCTGAAGGTAAGTCTGGTAACATGAAGTTAGCAACCAAGTGTTCCTACTGTCAGTACAAGAAGCACTGCTATCCAAACCTAAGAGCGTTCTCTTACTATGGTGGTATAAAGTTCTTTAGCCACATTGAAGTAGAACCTAAAGTACAGGAGATTACCCTTGACTAAGCGAACTAAAAACAAGTACCGTTCAGCATTGGAGAAGGAGTTTTCCAAAGAGGTAAAGCGTAAAGGTTTTAAGTATGAACCGTTTGATGTACCGTACATAGTACACAGACATTACAAGCCAGACTTTGTACACGAAGATAAGAAGGTAATGGTTGAGGTAAAAGGTTTCTTTAGAGTAGGAGATACCTTGAAATATAAGTCAATTCGTGATACAATATTAGTAGATAATTGGGAACTTGTATTCCTATTGTCTAACCCTAATAAGAAGGTGCGTAAGGGCGGTAAGATAACTATGGGACAGTGGTGCGATAAGGAAGGTTTCAAGCACTATACGCTACATACTGCACAGGAACTTGTCAAATACGTTGAAGGAAAAGAATGATGTCACACACATTGGAGGAACTCAAGGAAGCAGTAGCAAGGGACTACGATGCGGTACTGGTTGTCGAAGCATTGGACATATCAGTTGAGGACTTGCTAGATGCTTTTGAAGACAGATTAATTAGAAACAGAGATTTATTTACGGAGGACGATTATGAGCATTGACGATGCAACGCCTGCTGATTGGGACAGGCTACGAGAAAAGCATCCTACATTAGTTAAGAAGTACGAAGACTTTGTGACCAATAACGAAGATGTGGTCAACAGTCCTAGTCACTACAACTATGGTAAGATAGAGTGTATTGAAGCCATTGAGGAAAGCATGACACCAGAGTCATTCAAGGGTTATCTCAAGGGCAACACAATGAAGTACCTATGGCGGTACGAGCGTAAGGGTAAAGGGAAAGAGGACTTGAAGAAAGCACAGTGGTATCTTAACAAGTTAATAGAGAAGGTGAAGTAATGAAAGGGCAGACACACGGAGGCAAGGGGTCAGCCCAAAGACCTAGTAACTATGTTAAGTATGCAGACAACTATGATGCTATCTTTAAAAAGAAGTCTAAGGATAAACCAAATAAGAAGGAGGAGAAAAAGAAATGAATGAATACCAACAATTTATACATAAGTCCCGTTACGCTCGTTGGCTACCTGAAGAAGGCAGACGTGAGACTTGGGCAGAGACAGTACAGCGTTACGTAGACTTCTGGGATAACCGAGGTCAGATAACTAAGGCTGACGGAGAGAAGCTGTACAAGGCGATATACAACCTAGACGTAATGCCATCCATGCGTTGTCTAATGACCGCAGGTGAGGCTTTGGACAAGGACAACGTAGCAGGGTTCAACTGTAGCTACCTACACATTGACCACCAGAAGTCCTTTGATGAGATGATGTACGTATTGATGTGCGGTACAGGAGTAGGGTTCAGTGTTGAGCGTCAGTTCATCGAGAAGCTACCGACTGTTGCTGAGTCATTCCATGAGACTGACACAACGATTGTAGTAGCTGACAGCAAGATTGGTTGGGCTAGTGCATTCCGAGAGTTAAT